ATGAGACAATACACAAGAGCAGCACCAGGTGCAATCAATGTTTTCGCATTAGCAACAGATGATGTCACAGGTTTATCAGTACAACAATTAAACAAAGATAATGCAATTATAGATTATGTTAACGCAGTTCAACCATTAACCACAGTACAATTTCAAACTAGACTTTTTATTAATAATCTTGAGGCAGGTCCAACATTTTTTAGCTCTAACAGTAACAGTAATTCTGCCGGTAGGACAGTCCCAGGACCATTATTAGTTTCAGTAGGTGGTGCATCAGGTGGAAAACAATTAAGTTATTCATCAGCACAAACAATACTTGGTGGAGGTTTACAAAATTATCAATTCATTGTAAAATATTCCAACATGTTCTAGGGGTTTTTAAAAAATGCCTACAGTCATTCAAGGTTTTGAAGTCTTAACAAAACCTGCAGATACACAATTAGAATCTTTTCCAGTTTTAATTACAGTACCTGCAGCAGCTTTAGGTAATCTTAGAATTATAACATTCCCAACAGAATTTAATGCAATTGCAATAAGTTTACAAATTGAAAATCAAGATGCAACAAATGCAGCTAGCTATCGGTTGAATTCATCTACAGATACAATGGTTAATTTACCATCTAGTAATTTTCGTTCTTTTAGTAACATGAATATTGTTTCAGTAACCGTTCAACCAGGAGCTGCAGGACCTACAATCATATCAGGTCAGATGGCAGCGATGCCGAAATCAAAACCACTGGTGGGTCTTTAATTTGTCTTTTGGTGGAGGAGGAGGATCAACGGGTGTAACTGCACATACCCATACTTCAGCAGTTGGTAATGGTGGAAATTTAGCAATAGATGAAAGTAACATAGATGGATCTTTATTGTATAGTAGGATCTTAATTGGGGCTTGAAAATGTTAACAAAGAAAAAAGAAATTAAATTTAAAATTAATGGATTGATAGGTGTGCCACGATGGAAATCTATCCCATGTATTTGTCACGCAACTGATATTACAAAACAATATCCTTTAACTGATTGTCTTAATTGTAAATTTTCTGAATGTGAAAAATCGATGCCAAGAAAAGAATTTATTTCAGATGGTCAAAAAATTAACGAAATTACTATAGTAAGAGGAAGTAAATACCAGGATATTATAGCATTTACATGGAGTACTAAATAATGGCTGTTGGAGATATGGTTAATGGTGTTAATGCAACAGGAGGAGCTGTATGGTTTACAGTTCAACCAGCAGGGACTAACGAATTAATGGTCTTATCTATTTTTGCGTTTGGACTGGGTAAAGTTATGTTGACGCAAGGAGCCCAAGAAGCTGTAACAACATTCGGAGATGGAGCTGAGTTTAATGCTGGATTGAATTGTAGATTAGGAATTAATAACACTAATTATTTGAAAATATATAATCCTGAAAGTACATTGCCTTACAGTTCAGGTTATTCAGCTATTCAAATAAAATAAAAAAAGGTATGGATAGTATCTGTTTTGAGATACTATAGATACTATTGATTAGACCAGGATATATTACACCAGCAGCATAAAGCATTACCATTGAGGGAACAATGGCTAATTCTAAAAATGTGTTGTCGGCTGTAGCTCTTGCCACTTTTACGACATATTGATTTTCTAATCAATTTAATTTTTCCCGATACACGGCATCAAGCATATCAAATTCTCTTGGGTGATAACATTTTAAATGATCTTTCAATGTTTTGAAATCCTTAAAATAGATTTCTTCGCATAATTGACATTCAAATATTTCCCTAATCATGCTTCTATTACTTCCTGGCACTTTGGACAGCGATCAAAAATATTCATGCTTTTGGCTAAAATTATGCCACATCTACCGCAGAAATTTTTTTCCATTGTATATGTAGTGGTCCTAATTCGTGCCATAGTTTTTCAATAGTTGTTCCATGATCGGCTTTGAGTCGGGGTCGTTCATTACAGCTTCAAAACAAGCATCACAATATTGTATACTACCAAATATTATACAATATGTTCTCCTGGTACATCTGCTGCAAATTTTGTTTTCATAAGTCATTGTTATTGTTTAAAGTATCTTCTTAATAACCTTAAGGTCGATTCTGAATTTTTTTTCATCACATTCAAATACATCATTAACATTAGCATGTTAACGAACGGACTTGTAAGTCCTTTCGTAGTCGATTCTGTATTTTTTTTCATTGTTTGTCATGTCCGCACAAAATCACGCATCAAAATAGTACAGTGGAAATGAAGGTGTCTGGGTACAAATTGAGACCATAACAAGTAAATAATAAGTAAATGTAGGGTAATTATCATGTATGAGCAGCTCCTACCCTATATTATCATGGGTGTTATTGTATTTGGTGGCTTGTGTGCCGTTGTTACTACTAGGAACATCACACGAAATGCTCCAATATCTCAAAAAATTAAAAGACAATACGATACTTACATTGCAGAACTTGAAACGACCAATAAACGCTTAACTGGCAGAGTCAACCAGGCTAAAAAAACAATCTCTGTGTCTGCAGACGAAGCTGCAGATCCATTTAGTGCAATAGGTAGTATCATAGACCAGATAGCTCCACAGCTTCCGGCATCAATAAGACCACTTTTAAAGAATAAAAATGCTATATCATTTATAGAAAATTATGTTAAGTCAAACCCAGATGCGATTAAATCAATTGTGGAAAAATTCACAAGCAAACAGGGGCACAATGCAGCACCCGAGAAAGCAGTTGACCAATCAACCTTGTAAGACATGCGAAGATACAGAATTTCCTTATTTACCAACAGGTAAAGTCATAACTAATGATGTCGGAGCTAGTGGTATTGAGAAGTTTATGCTTCATGATTGCCCTACGTGTAAAGGGGAAAAATATATTTACTCGAAAGATTAAATAAAATAATGGTAGTTGTAAATTTACTTACTAAAATTTTACCGATTGCAGCAGTAGGTTTAGGATTAGCTTTTGTTTATAATATCATAAATAAACCAGGAGCTGCATCAGAATCAGCAGGGGCATTAGGACAAACTTTGTTTAGTGTTGGTGGCGGTCTCGGAAATATAGGGGGGGGAATTAATGACTTTTTATCTGGTATCGGAACAGGGTCAGCTAAATTGCTAGATCCATTATTTACTTTAAAGACTTTATTTTATGGAGATGATACACCCGAAGTTATATTTCAAGAAAATGCATCTACTGCATCAAACACAACAAGAACCGATCCAGTAGTTAATTCAGCATCAGACCAACCAGGTGTTACACCTACCAGCCCTGCAGGAAGTACGGTCACACACTCAACTAATGCCACTACAGCAGGGGGTTTAAGTCCTGGTGGATTTACACAAACGACAACTAGCACTACACCATCATCAAGTAGTTATACTTCAAGAGCTTCAGGAAGGTCAACAAGATATGGCTAAAATGAAAAAAGGATCTGCAGCTGCTAAAGCATGGGGTAGAAAAATGAAGGCTTTAAGAAATAAACCTAAAAGTAAAAAATCATCAACTAAAAAATTTGGTAAACGAAAAACTGCCAGACGTGCATATACAGGTCTTAAACGCAAAGCTAATAAAGTCAAGCGTAGAAGTAAATCCGTGAAAGGCTTAAAATCCATTACAGGTTCTAGTACACTTAAAAAAGTAGCACTAGGAGTTGGCGGTGCAGCTATTGCAACCGCAGTTATTTCCATGATAATGCCTAATTCTGCGATATCCAGGTATGCCGGACCAATAGGCGGTTACGCTATGGGAGGTATAGAGGGAGTCTTGGGAGCTATGGTATTACCAATGGTAACAGGTCGTGTAGGGGGAAACAGTAATGTAGCCCCGGCACTGGAAGTGTTATAGAGATATGGCAGTTCCAATTATGAGACAATACACAAGAGCAGCACCAGGTGCAATCAATGTTTTCGCATTAGCAACAGATGATGTCACAGGTTTATCAGTACAACAATTAAACAAAGATAATGCAATTATAGATTATGTTAAC